TAAAAATATTTAATGCCCATGCTGCGGGTATTCTATGTTCATCAATACTTGCAGAAGCCATAGTCAGCGAACTCCTAAGTTTGATTTTGCGAACGTCCTCAATTGAAAATCCCTTATTGGTTGTCTGGCTTGATGCTGGCAAGACTGTAATAATCCCTTGCAGGATTGCCAACAGTAGAAAAGTCCTTTTCATATAAATTCGAGTTTAGTTTTTAATCTGTTGAACGTGTCGCTGTTTTCGAGTTCACTCCAAATATAAGACGTTTTAAATTACCGATCAAATCTTTTTATCTCTGATCTTGACGACGTCCTGGAAATTATAGAGCCTCTCTTTGTAGACTGGTATTCCGCACCGACTCACTTTACTATTGAACGCCGTGTCTGATTTACGAGTGATAGCCTTTGCCGTTTCGTAGTCTACCTTCACATTCATGAACTGGGCAAGAACATCGCGGCCTTTGTTCAGTACGTCCATTGTCACATGCTCCATCGCGCCCTGCTCTTTCAGCCTGCCGAACATTTCGATTGCCTCGAAGATCAACTTGAAAATTTGCCTCAGCTTCTCAATGTCCTCCGAAGATAACTTTTTGATTTGGTCCGCATCGATATTCTCGACCACTTCTGAAACATTCATATCATTCATCTGTCGATTGCTTTGATTTGCGAGGTCTTCTGAGCCGTCTGTCTGCCATTCGGTATTTGGCAGTTCGCCTCTTCATGAGGCGCAGCATAATCATCAACTGTTTCCGGGAATAATTGATGTACACTTCCGAGTCGTCATAAACGCCTCCCCTGCGTTTTTTTTTAGGTCCATCCATGTCATATCGGGATTTAATTACTATTTTTGAATTGGCGGAATCAAAGGGCGGGGAATCTTCGGATGAACCGCTTTTTTGTCAGACTATTTTATGTGTCTGACAATGTCGGTAGTTCTCCTGCCATTTTTCCAGCAGTGCCGGGTGTTCTTTCAGGTACTCTTCAGCTTCCGATGAGTCAACCATCACGATACCGGCACAAATCGAGGACTTTATGATCTTTTTTCGGATCATTTCCCACACCCTGATTTCAGCAATGTCTAATCTTTCAGCCAGTTGTTTAATTGTCGTCATATCTCGTGAATTAAATAATATGTTTTGTCACCCCTAAATACTCGTCCACTTTCTCAATAAATCGCTCGATGTCCCGAACTACGACACACTTATTACCGGCCATTTCAGCCCGTTTCAGCCATTCTTTCTGTGCCGGCGACAATCTGCCCGTCTCAGTCTTCAATTCAATGCAGAGAGCCCCGAAATGGCCGCGAGGAACCAACAGAATCAGATCGCTCACCCCGGCAACCGTACCCTCGGCTTTCATTCGCGCCGCCTCGATCCGGTTCCGTGAGCCGCCGTTAGGCACGGCGAACAGCAGTCCTCGATACTGTGGATACTGCATAGTAAACCACCGAACGCACGCTATTTGCAAATCGCTTTCCCTGTGCCTCATTGTGCCTCATTGTAGAATATCCTTTACCTTTATCGCCATTTCACGGAAAATAGGGGAGGTGTCGTATTCGTCTTGGTAGCGATTGATCAGGTAGCCAATACTCCCACGATCCCGGTGAATTGCCTGTCCGATCTCTCGGGCCGACGCGCCGCGTTTGTGAATCTCACGGCACAGAATGATCCGCGCCCGAACTACCGGTAGCCTCCTGCTACGAGCTCGTATATCCTCCAGTCCGAAACCCGTCGCCTGTTCGACGGCTGCGGATATACGCTGTATCTCACTTTCAAGAATCGTCATCGTCCCAATGCTTTATTGATTGCCTTCTCGGCCTTTGTCATGGATGTTACCGATAATATGGGTTTGTTTATGGGTAATGAGAAAAGCCAAACCAAGTCGCTGTTTCGGATCGTTGTGCATCTCTCCGTCCCAACATGCGTCCCTCAAATCCCATTTAACATGGAAGCGTCGCCCGTCTGATATTATGTCCCCCTCGTAAATTTTCCTGTCGTTCTTGTCTTTCAGCCCCGTGTACTGACCGACGGTGGCCGGATCGACCTTGTATTTGTCAATACCTTTCGGCGCAGGATCGGGGAATATAAATACATGGCCGTTTATCCGAAGCAGATCTCCCTCTATCCATTCCCCCGTATCGAGGCGTTTCCCTCTGAAAAGTATCTCTCGCATGATTTACAATTTTTGTTAGTTATCGGTTTTAGATTTCTGAATCCCCTTGAGTATCTCTTGCGCCGGGATAAATCGACCTTCCTTTTCCGCGTCAACCGCCATTGCTCCGACGATTGCGAGGTCCATTAATTCGGAAGGCGATAAAGTCTTCGCAAATTCTGGTACAGTCTTTCCATCGACGTACCTTACCCCATTGCGAACCTCGCATTCGTAAACCTTCCCTGAAATAGTTATTTTCCCTTTCATTCTTACTATTTTTGATCGTTACGTTTCAATTTATGTTGATAGGCCCGACAGATTCGATCTGGACAAAGGGCATTTGGAGTGTCGGGGATTTCACCTTGCGGACTGTTGGCAATGGGTATGCAGTAACTCCTCACGGCTTACAGGTATCGCAGACTCGCATACTTATCCTTCTGTTCCCTTCTACGTCTACTTACTCCTGTGTGCCCTATTTTTCGCCTTTCGGCTGTTCGTGTCTTATCTCCTCTTCGCTGATCCATTTTTGGGCTTCGCCCACTTTATAGCCGGCAAGGAAAGCGTTGTATATATCGCGCCATTCATCATGCATAAATCCATTGTCGCTGGCATACTCTCGGGCTACTTCTTCTGGTGTTTTCATCATTCATAAGGATTTTCAGGTAAGGTATTCACGTCGATTGCCAGTCCGGCGGAGATCAGGCCCCGGTAGTCAAACATCCATTCATGGAATTTGTCGAACACCATAAGCCAATCGGAATCCATACAGCCTCCTACTGTATAAAGCAAACCGGCTGTGTCAAATTCTATGAAACGCCCTCTATCATTAAGGACATCAATCGGCACAAACCTTTCCCCTTCGTGGATGATCTCTTTGGTTATGTCGGACATCGGGCGAAGAAGAGGCTTTCCATGTCTGAAAGGTATTTTTAGAAACACATATCCACCTATATGTGACTGAATCTCAACGGCAAAAGGACAAACATTTTTATAATGCTTTTGCATTAGCCCGTACGGCATATAGCCGCAAATATCTTTCAACTCAAGTGTTTTCATGGCTCTTTCTTTTCAATCGTTTTACAAAATTCTTGACATTCAGCGCCTGTTCGTAGTAGCAATCCTTCTCCACCACTATTCTCTCCTTGTAGACCGGCAATCCGTCAAAGCCCATCGCACACTCCCGAATCACGTCGGCCGGCTTGATCTCGCCTGTTTTGTAGTTGAAAGAGAACAGAGTGTGCCCCGGTACCTTCTTCATGCGTCCGATCAGCTTCAACTCTTGCTGCTTTTTGATTTGGGCCTCGATGCGGGATTGTTCTCTTTTATCCCAAACTATGTCTGCATCAGGGATCATTTTCATAGTTCATTACGCCTAAGCGCCATCATACAATCGAAACAGAAAAATCCACCAACAGCACCTATGATATCATCCGGCAATTCTTCTTCCGATTCAAAATCACCTTCAACACATTCAGAACCAGTCGGTATACGTTCGTGGCGTTCCCTATACTTTTTGCCATTAAACAGAATGTCTGTCGTCCAGCCGTCTTGTGTGATTTCAATGTTAATTTTGTTTTTCATAGCTCATTCTTTAAAGTGTTTAATGTTTTTTAAAGTTTCAGTTGTTAAGAATTACTTAATAACTGGAGGATGAAGCTGTCATTTATCATTCGCATAACCCATAATAACTCATGCAACTCGTGGCCGTGTCGTCATCGAACAGGCTACCCGTCGCGTTCTGCCATTGGACGTACCGTACAACATCCCGGATCGAGGAATATTTATTACCGCTGGTTATGGCGCGAGTCGGTATTTTGTTAGGACCGAAGAACGACGACTGCAATTCCTTTTCGAGGTTTGCGATTTGCTCGATACGTTCCGGCGACTGGATGGCGATGTTGAGAATATCCCGCTGACTGCACATCACGCACGGCCAGCAGCCGACCCGCTTATAACCCATTTTGTAGAGGGGATTCGGTTCGAGGCCCGCGGCGAGGATGTAATCGATGACCTGTTGCGCCGACCAGTCGAACACGGGACGCAAAAGATCGTCGGCGAACTGTACCCGGAACGCTCGGACATCCTTGCCTCGATAGGTATGCTTTTTCGGCTTGCCGTTTTTGTCGAAACCGTATGGCTCGAAGTAATACTTGAAGTATGTGCATTGTTTCGACATCTTAGCTCGTGCCGGGGATTCTGCTCCGCGTATGCCCTGAATCATCAGCATATTGTCCTGAACATCGTCCAGCACGTAATCGATCGTCGGTTTGGTTTTGAGTTCTATCGTGCAGAACCGCGCCCGCGTCGAGGGCCATCGCTTTTTCTGACGAGCAAGATCGACCATACCTGCATACTTCTTCGACTTCAATGTTACAAGGTCGAGATGCAGCTTGTCGGCGATGCGATGGATGTATTCGTAAGTCAACGGATGTTCCCAACCCGTGTCGCAGAATACCGTCGTGAATTTTTTCGTGATATGTTCCCGCGTCCACAACAGCGCTGCAAGGCTGTCTTTACCGCCGGAAAAAGTAACTATGACTCTCATAATCTATCTGTTATTCTTTATCCCGCACGCAACGCACGCTGAAGCCGTAGGCGCGATTGTTGCTGTTCAGCGGGTAGACGCTGCCCGAGTAGAAGCCGAGGCCGCCCGCGTAGCTGACGCCTCCGTAGTACGGCGACGAGGACCAACAGTAGCCGTTGGAGCTCGTGCCGACCAACTCGCCGCTATTGTTGTTGCGCAGGCCCGCAGCAGGCAGGAATAACGAGCCCTTGTGGTCCGAGTCGTGGTTCCCCCCGAACCAACGGCCCTTGCGCTCGTCGTCCCAAGTCGAGCCGAGATCGCATAATGCCTTCCATTCCTCCCGGGTCGGCAAGCGCTTCCCGACGGACTTCGCGGCTTCCATCGCTTCATGCCATGTGTAGTAATGATGGCCGTCCTTCTCGTAACCACCGATTATCAGGTTCTCTGTGTCCCACAGCAGGCCGCAAAGCTCTATGGAGTCGGACTCGGGATCGGACACAGAATCGGCCGCAACCGGATTATCCTCCCTCCATCGAGCGCCGGTAATGAACCCGTCTATCCATTCATTGTAGCAAGTTTCATCTATCATGTTGTAGATGGTTTTACCGTAATCCTCACCCAAACGAATCGGGCAAATTTCCTCGGCTACTTCA